CCCAGCTTGGATTATAAGCTTCTTCGTTTCCTTGATATTCATATTTAATTGTAATAAATTTATTGTAAACTCTATACAGTCTTTGATTGTCTATTATAAACTCGTAAGTTGAAAAAGGAGTGAAACCTACAAGTTCATTTATTTTGTTAACACCATCAGTATATTTAACTATACCTATACATTGTTCTTCTAGCTCAGCTTTCATTTTATCTCTTTGTTTTATCGGTTGTACAAAACAAAATCCTTTAGGTGCCTTCCACTCCCAATATCTTTTATATAAAAATATTTGATCTAGTTTTACAAGGTATGTATTTTCATTAAAATAACTTCTCTATTTACAAATTGGTGGTTAAATATTTCTGTATTTAAAACTAAATTTTTATCACCAACTTTTTTAGTGTTGTTATATCTATTACCTTTTGGCTCTATAATAAAGTCAAAAGGCGCTTTCATTAGTACTCTAAGTTATACTCTACAGACACCGCCATGTTTTTATTAAAGTCCTTCCATGGTAATACTTCTTTGCCTTTTCTAATATAAATAGAATATTTATCTTTTTCTTCTATTATATCACATATAGTATGCCCGCCATATACTTCTTGACCTACAGCGTAATGCATAGCGTTTTCTTTGTAGTCTTTGCCTACAGTAATTTTTCTAATTAATTTCATTTTATTTAATTAAATTTAATTATTATTCTTCTTCTACGTGCCAGTCAGCACTTTCTAATATTTCTTTTATACCTTGTTTA